GTTATTTCTTATACCTCCAATGAATTAATTATACCAAAAAATCACACCTGATGTCAAGGATTATTTTTGGAATGTGAAATCGTTATCCTTTATCCTTTGGGATATTTATCTTTTACTGCTTTCCTACCTAGATAGAAGGTTGACGTTTTTGCGTCATCACCAAGCTTGCCATTATCTATATCATGGTAAAGTTTATCTAACTGATCTGCCAAAGTTTCATAGTATGCGGCTCTTTTTGTTACTGGTGTTGCTCCAGCTTTTACTAAATTTATGTTCATGATGCATACCTCGTTACTGTGAATTTTGTTGAATAATATTGATACTTATCTTTAGTCAATGCTATAGTATATGTTCCTGCTTGTTGTGCAGTAATTGTTAATGTTGTATCTGACATTGTTCCGGCTGATACACCGTCTAAAAATACTTCTGTACCACTGGGCACACCTGTTACGTTTATTACGTCATCAACTTCGGCAGTTATAGCACTAAATGTTGGGTCAAATACTGTTTTTGTAGATATAGCAGTTGCGTCTGAATTTACATAGAATTGTTCTGGTATAGGTGTATCTGTAGAATTAAGTGCTACATGAGTATACCCTTTTACAGATTCTGCAGCTATAATAGTATCATTTACATCTGCAGTGCTTGCCCATATAATTTCCTTATTTGAATCATAGAATACATTGTAAGTCGTGCTCATAATCCTGTTCCTCCTGTATAATCTGCTTCGTGAAACACCACGATAGCGTAATAAAGTGTTGGGGGTGTTTCCCCAGATAAATCTCCATCATCTACAGAGAAATAATTTTCTAATCTTATGGTGTTAGTATTAAGATGACTGACGCTTATTCCGAAGCCTACTTCAGCCTCAAATATTGTTTCGTCTCGATCATCATCTCTTTCTTCAACATCTGAATCTGCAAAAGCAGGGGTATATACTCGTTGAGCAACTCCACTTGATAAATCGCTTGGTAGATTCCATCTTACTGCAAATAAAGGATTGTACCCTAAATTATGTGTAAAATCACTAGTGCCGCCTCCAGAAATAGAATTTTGTCCGAAGCTATGTACTATTGCCGATGCTCCCATTCTAGAATCAAACTGCATAGGCTCTGTTGTAGTTAATACGTTTTGTCCAGATTTGCCTACGTATAAACCATAACCACCTGTTGCCCTACTACCTATTAATATACGATTTGCCATTAGAATAATGCCGACGTATCTAAAAGATTAAAAGAAAGATTCGTTACTGTAATGCTTGCACTAGAAGTATTTGATAAGGTTGCAGAGGTAGTGCCTATACTAGAATAAGTAAAAAAGGCTGCAGTTGCTCCTGTGTTTGCTGTAAAACCTACTATGGGAGCTCCCCATAACATAAGTTTGTTACTTGCAAAATTCTGATAACTTGGACTTGCTGTAGAACCTGCAGCAACTACTGTACTACTAGATACAGTAGGAGCAGTTCCTCCCGTTCCACCAGCAGTAGGTACTACTTGAAAATGTCCCGCAGAAAAGAAAGCTGTGCCTGATTCTCCGCTATTTGTATTAAACATAAGTTTATCATTTGCACAGTTCAGTACATTATTACCTGGACGTGATACATAAAGTCCGTATCCTCCTGATGCTCTGTTTCCTGCTAGTACTCTATTTGCCATAATTATCCGAAGTAAGTGTTATTCATATAACCGTATGCTAAAGGTATTTTTAATACCATAAATTTAAGATTGGTACAGGATTGACCGGTGAAACGAGGACCAATAATTTGATTAGCAGAAAAGTCAAAGTTTTGATCTGCAGTGCTTCCTAAAGATTTTGGATGTATAGTTGAGGTTGTGAACTCTAAAACATCTATTCGACTTGAATAAAATTGCTCTGTACCATCTTGTGATGCAAAGCCATCGTCAAACTCACCTCGTCTATCTTCTGTAGAGACAACAAGAGGTATATAACCAAGATTAGCTTTACTTCCTGTCGATAAAAAATTTTGTGTTGTATTTCCAAGACTACTTAAACTTCCCCCAGCATACACTTCACCTGCTCTGGATTGTGAAGCATCAAATAAAAGATCTTTTCTTGCACAGTTTAAAACATTACTTCCAGATTTTGAAACATATAGTCCATATCCTCCAGTTGATCGATTGCCCATTAATACTCTATTTGCCATTAGTCTGCTATGATTATCCTTGCTCCACTTGAGCTATTTGCTTCTATTAATATTGCATTGCTTGATATTGTAGAACCTGTATCTAAGGAAAAAGTACTTGAAGTAAGTTTTATCTTTCCTGCACTTAGAGTAGTTCCACTAATATTTCCTAAAGTTGTACCTGCCCTTATACTTGCGGTTGAGTCTTGGTTAGCTGTTGCTCCAGCTGCTGCACCACTTGCCACTGTACCTGCTGCTGTTCCATTTACTGAACCCGTTAAGTTTCCACCTAATATAGTAGCAGTTGAGTCTGTGTTTGCTCCAAGCGCTGATGCGTTTACTGTTCCACCGCCTGCTCCACTTAATACACCACTCGCACTTATTGAAATTTGACTATTTGTTAAAGATGCAATACTTGTTAAACCTGTACCACCCGAATTTGCAGGAAGTGTTCCTGCTATTAGATTTGATGTAAGTGATATTTCTCCTGCTTGAATTTGGTTTGCAGTAATAGTATTTGCTGTTATCTTTCCGCCATCAATAGTTGTAACACCTGCATTTACTACAGTTGCTGGATTATAAGTAGTTGATCCATCTGTTAGATTACTACTTGAAAAAGTTACAAGTCCACTAAATCCAATACCTTGTTGTGAAGATTGAAAAGTTAAGTTACTTCCCGATGCTGTGTCTCCACCTGCTGTATTTTCGGTTGCTGTAAAGTATGAATACCAATATTTATTTGCATTTCCTGCTGCAAAGGTTGGTGGGGTTGTTGCCCATCCACTTGTTAATCCACTAAAGCTATTTGTACTAAAAGTATAACTTGAGGCAGAAGGAGTGGCAGGTGCACTTGATGAACTTGCTTGATGATACACAAAATGCGTAAGAGTCTTTGGACCATCTGCTCCATCTGCTCCTACTACTCCTGCTGTAAGTGCATATATTATTTCGAAAGTGTAGACAGTTCCTGAACTTGTTACAACTTTTGCAATAATAGTATCTCTTACAACATCAGGTTTAAAACTTTGTTTAAATATAGAAGTTCCAGAGTATGCTCTTGGTACAACTGTATCAAGTTCTAAAGAAGTATCAGATGTTATTCTATTAATTCTTGCCATGAAACGAGTAGAACCCGCAGCTCCAACAATGAATAAATCACCTATGTTATAATCACTTAAGAAAGAAGTACTTGAACCTGTTACAGTTCCTTCTTCGTTTTCGATCGTTACAGTACCTGAAGCACTTGATATACCTGCATTTGATGCTCCGACTTCTGCAAAGTATTCAAAATTAAAAGCATTTCCATCAGCATCTTGTGCTGCTGTATCAGTTTTTAGCTCTACTGCTTTTAGATGATCCGAAGTTGCATCTGCATCAAATAATAAGTATGCTTCTGCACTTGCTCCCATTCCTGAAAACGCTTGCTGTGTATTTCCTGTACCTGTGCCAGAGAGTATAAATTCTTCTTCGTTTCTAGAAAAGAAAGTATAAGTAGACGAACTAATTGTTGCGACTCCACTGCTTGAATCAATACTAAGTCCTGCATTGAGTGATCCACCTGGAAATAGTCTTCCGATTTGTGTTGGACTTGGTAATGCTTGTTGATTACCTACTTCAATAGATTTTTGAACAACTGCTGATTTCATTTGCTCTGTGTTTATTGTTCTGATTCTAAAAGTAAAGACTCCATATGAAGTTAAAGGAATATCTATAAAACTTGTATCCTTTGTTGCAAATATTTTTTCGTAAACAGGTCTGCCACTTGCATTATGTTCTATCTCGTAGTAGTTTAAATGTTCATAAATAGAGTTAACAGCATTTCCTGAACTATCTGTTCGTATACTTGTTGGATGTTGCCATTGCAGTCTTATAATTTTTGCAGTTCCCGTTACGGATGTATCATCTTCTACACTAGGGTTTATATCTTGTTTTAGTGATAAAGTTACGGATTTTGGAACTGGCACTTCATCTGTATAAGAAGGGAGCGCTCTAATTGTTTGGTCTTGTTGTAATTTATATCCTCTGTCAACTAAATCGAACTTACTTGGTTCGTATTTTATGCCTATTATTTCATATCTTCCTCGTGAAGATTCATTCACGCCAGTAATTAAATATTGTTTTGCAGAGCCATCATCAAGTGCCCCGTCTGCTTTTATTTCTTTAATTGCCCAAGGCATATCTTGAGCAGGAGCACTACTAAATGCGCTTGATACTTGTATTGCAGTTACAGAACTTCCTGTGCTTGAAATAGTTTTAGTTTCAACTCTGCTATTTGGATTCCAATTTAATACTAATACATTTCCACTATCATCAACAGCATTTGCTACCTCTGCGCTTGTATCAAGAGTTACTAGACTTCCTCCAACTGTTGCTTGGGGAATATAGTCTCCTCTTATGTATGAAACACTATTAATTGTTGCACTTTCTTGTCCAAGAAACGCACCGCCACTTGGATATACAATTGAAAGTTGAAAAGTATTACCACTTGATAAATTTATAGCACTATCTACATTAATTGTAGTAGTAGTGTTACTAGAAGAAGTTCTTCCACTAAATCGTATATGGTCTCTATCTGCGTCTTGTACATTTACGACATCCCCAGGTTTTAAAAAGCCACCATTGAAACTAGTTTCAAAACTAATTCCTTCTGTCTCCATAATTTCTGAAAGAAGTGTCCACTTACCAAATCTATGTGCTTGTCCTTTTGATGTACACCCAAATGCTACAACATCTTTTGAAACTATTTTTCCAGTTTCTAATATATTGTTTGTATCTTCTACAATTTCTACTGCTTTTTTATACATAGAATCTGGGTCATTCCATGTTACTCTCACTTGATTGCTTCTATATTGAGACTTTGTAGATGTATATGCAAATTTTCCTGCAATTACATTTGCTTTCGAAAAAGTATATATAGGACTTTGAAATCTATTTTGAGAGAATTGTATTTCACCATTTAACCAAAACATCATTCCTCGGAATATGCTTGTAACATCTTTTAATACTTTTAAAGCTTCTGCTGCTTGAGATAGATATAGATTACAAGTAAATCTTGGTTCTGTTCCTCCTTCTCCATCACTTACAAGCTCATCACAATATCTTGCAATTCTAAATAATTCGTATTTATCAATTTGTGAAGCATCAAGATATTTTCCAACTCCATATCTATCATTTGTTACTAAGTCATAAAATACCCATGCTGGATTATCTGTATAAACTGGCTGATGATTTACATGTGCTCCATTAAAAGTTGATTTATCTCCTCTAAAATTTCCATCCCATTGTTGATAAGAATTTTCGTCTACTCCTGTGCTTACATTTCTATCATATCCTGCAACACTTCTATTTCCTTCTGTTCGAGGAAAATAGTTTGTAGGAACTTGTAATAATCTTCCTCTTACTTCATAGCCACGAACAGGTAATTTTCCAAAAGACTGTGCGTCAAAAATGAGAGCACCATAAGCAGATAAAGGATATGAAAGTTTATCATCTACTATTGCTTCAATTGTTTGTAAGGTGCAAGGATTAGTATGATCGTAGTCTCCATGTCGTGCATTTGTAGGATTAACTCTTTCAACTTTTACTTGAAAATCTGAAAAAGGTTGAAATTCCTCCATGTTAATTGTAAAAGTTTCAATAAAGGGTGCTTTTGTCTCTGCTTCAACAAATCCAGTATTCATGCCTAAACGACCTCTAAAATTTGAAGTTCTTCTTCCTGTTGGTCTCCCGGAAATCTGTGAATTTGTTGGTCCAAAAATTTGTACTTCTGTAAAAGAAGAATCTCCTGCTCGTTTAAAACCTAGAAATATTCGTAATTCTACATGTGCAGGAGCTTCATCTCCAGACTTCTTCTTGCTTGCAAGCATCATTGGAAATTTAAAAGTTAATTTAAGTTTGTCTATTTCGGGCTGATTGTTTACACCCATTGTACTAGCAGATATTGTAGTTGCGGAAGCAGTTGCATTACCAGAAGCTGTTGTATATCCACCACTTGTTACATTACTTTGACTTCCTGTTATAGATGATAAATCTGTTTGCTGAATTTCTGTATTTGCAGAATGAACTATTGAAGCACTTCCAACTCCTGGAAAATTTTGAAGAAGTGGTTGACTTCGATATCCATTCATAAAAGCATATTGGAATGCTCCATGATTATAGATAGGAGTATCTGTAATATTTAATTTTGGAGTAGTTGTAAAAGCAGTAACATTTGATACATTTCTTGCATCTGTTCCTTGCGCTGATATATTTGATATGACTGCTGTTGTTGTATTTGTAATTGAAGCTATTTTTCCAACTTTATCCACTGTTCCATCTGCACTTGATACTGTAGTTGAGGCAGGCAAGGCTAATTGTACAGAAGTTGCTGAAGTAAAAGCAATAACTTCTGAGCGAAGAACTCCTCCATTTACTCCTGCTCCTTTTACAGTCACAAACTGTTTCATTCCATCAACAGTTCCAGGAATATAAAGATCATTTGCATTAAAGAAACTTGAACTTGCAGTTACAGTATTACTTCCCTTTGTCATGCTTAATCCGCCAGTAATAGCTTTCTTTGCCCCTGCTATATTTATATATCTGTCTCCATCATTTACGGATAAGCCACTAAACATACTGTTTACATTATCAACAACAGTTAAAGAACTCGCTGTGAATGAAACGTCTAGACTTTCTGCAATATTATGTTTTGTTCCAATAGATCCAATTGTTGCTGCCGTTTGATCTAGATATATTGAATCAGTGCCATTCACAAGTCCTTGGATAGGACCTTCTGATATAAGATCATATACAACAGCTGTTTGATATTCATTTGGATTATTTACTATTGATGAACTTGATCCTGCTCCTTGTGCTTGCCCACCATTTGTTAAGTCGTAAAATCTACCTAAATTTTTCATTTAAATTGTCCCGATGCTCCATTTCCACCGCCACCTGCTTTATTATGTCCATTTTCGTCTTGTCCTTGATCTCCGTACGAGCCATTAGGTGAACTTGTGTCAGGTGATATAATTGTATATCCTGTTTGTTGATAATTTATTTTAGTATCTATAAACCCAATATTGGTAAGTGCTCCTCCTACTATGAGTTCTCCATAAAGTAAAGGCACTGGTATTCCTTGTTTTGTATTATTCTGTGGTCCATCAAAGAGATAACTGTCTCCTGCTTCTGAAGGACTTTCTGGTGTCATATATCCAACAACACCTGACATTGCGAGTCCGACACCAAGTGTTGATACTCCCCATGATGCTGCTTGGGTATAGGTTGCATATTTTGCTTCTATATCCATTGCCACTTTAGTCATGTCTGCACCAGCTGCAGCTCCTTCTGCTGTAGCACTAGCTACGGCTTCAGCTTCTGCATTTGCAAATATATCTTTTATAAATCCAGGTCCATATATAATTAATAATGCTCCTGCAATAATCTTAAATGCATCACTAAAACTTCCAGCTCCTGCCGCTCTTGGTGTTATTACTACAATGTCTTTTGGTTTTTCTAACATGACAGAGTAACCATCTTCTAGTAAGTCTTTGCCATTTAATATATCAAAGTCTAATCCTTTTTCATTACATTCTAGTATATATTGTTTGAATCCTTCTGTTTGACAATCAATAAGTTTAAATATATCACGAAAGCTAGACGTAGCCATGTGCCAGTCCGTTCCAAACTTTTCTCCGAGTTCTCCCATTAGCTTAACGTGGGTCATATATTTCTACTCCTTTTTCTGGGTATGATACAATTAAATATGGTATCTGCAATGCTTTTGCCATGTCTTTGTCATGCTTGCTTGGATGACAATTTTGCATATAGTGACTATGGACTATATATTTTATTTTAGAAATTAACTGATACTTACCTAAAACTTTTCCGTCAATTTCAAATTGATTTTCTTCTGTGGATATATTCTCACAAGGAATATATTT